TTTTTTTTTTTTTTTTTTTTTTTTTTTTTTTTTTTTTTTTTTTTTTTTTTTTTTTGAGTAACTTCTCTTCAGAAGGAAAAACTCAAAACTTCGGGGAAATCCCCTAGAGCATATACGTAAAATCGGCAAAAAGCTCCACACGATCTTTACGGAAAAATTTTACAGTTTTTTCAAAACTGCCAAAAGAAAAACTAACCTATTTTCTCCTCTGGACCAAAAGAATGAAACCATTCTTCCCTAGAATTGGCCAACATCGCCAAACCTATCACTAAACCCAACGGTCTACGATCACAATTCCGACGATCCGCCACAGCGTCCACCAACGCCTCAACTACCAACCCATTGTCATAATTTCGCAAATCATCTCTCAACGAAATCCACCTCTCAACAAGAGTACCATCAACAAAATCACTGGCCCTAACGGCCGATCCGACACTCTCTGCCTTCCTTAACGGATCTGCGACCCAATACCACCATTCTCCAACTTTGACCCAATACTTACTGCAAAAATACATTGCATCCACGCGGAAAAACTTCGCTGACAAATTGAACCTCAAAGACAAAGACGTAACAACCTTTGCAGCATCCAACCTTCTATATGATTCCAACAAAAAATCATCACCTTTGACATCAAGCGTCAAAAAATCACCGGGCTGCAAGCGCGTCGACACCGCTACAGAACCCCAGCAAATCACTCCGTTGCGAAACAACGTGTTAAAAATCCCTGACAAGCCTTGGCCAAAAATACTTATCACAAGACCATACATCACGCAAACAGCGCGTTTCTCACCATGAACCTCAGTCCACTTACGCAAAGTGTCCTCGTTTATACCATGTGTCCGGTAAAACACCACTTCTAACATAAGTCCCATGGACTCCTGCGACCTATCATACGTGAAAATATCACCTTCATACCTGAACTCTTGACCAGTACGCAACGCGTTGAACCGGTTAAACCAAACTTCATGATCTGCAGGTGACTCCCGAGCATTAAACCTAAACCCAGGTATACTCAAAGAATCAACAACATCATGCAACCTACTAGTCTGTGACGAATACAACGCATTCATACCAGAACTTTCATTGTACATGATAG